AATCCGAAACTACGACACCTTCTTCGTAGCCCGCAGCGAATGAAGAATCATACTGAGTTTCATAATTTGACAGGTTTTCTTTTGCTCCTGTAGCTGCTAAATACCTTTGTGATTTATTCGAAATAGCGCCAGCGTAAACAACAGTGTTTTTAGTGCATAAAGCAGCAATTATTGTCACTATTTTATCCCTATCCGAAGCGAAAGGAACAGAGTTGAGAACAGAAGCTAAGAAAATAGAATCAAACTTCATCCCGTTTCCAACTTTTTCTAAAAATTCGTCTGTCATGGCTTTAGCTCCATCGATATCGAAACCTGCGACCATTCCTCCCGTGTAATAAGGCTCAAAAGGGACGCAATCTACGCCCATAACGTCTTTCATAACCCTGGTTTTGTCGAGAAGACCTGCACCAAAATCTACAACTGTTTCGCCATACCATTTTTTCCATGCTTTAACGTGTTGATCGTTTCTAGGGTCAAAATCAGACGGTTTTCGTTGTTGTTTGCCACTCTTTGACATTGCCATCATCATGTCGCAACACATTGAAGGCATTAAGAACTCTTGTACATTCGCAGCACGCCTAAAAGAGTTGTATCTGAGGACATCTGCATACTTGTCTTCAAGGTCATAGTCCATCGAAAGTTTGTTCAACATGATCCTTGCAAGATCAGCTTTACTTGCGTCCACATATATGGTCTGAATATGGTCTAACCCAACTTCTGTAGCATGTTGCAGGCGACCAACACCATTTACAACTTTGTGGTCATCTGTTACAACAATCGGAATTGACGTTTTGCCCCAATGATAGAGACTTTCAGCCTGCCTTATCGCATGACCAAAGAAAGGCTGGATGTTCTCTTGCATAATTTTTTTAGTGTCCGCCACCTCTATGCCCAAGCAAGGGAAAAACAGGTCAGAATCGGGTGGTATGTCAGGTAATGACTCCATAGACTCTTTAACTATCGAGAAAGGTATCCCTTCAGAAAGGCTCTCTCCAGAGTCATTCTTGTGCATGTCATTTGTAGCTCTGTTAAATACGATATTTACGCCTTTTCGACGCTGTATGTCTAGGTCTTTCAAAATAACAACTGGGACTTTTTCTGCCCCAAGCTCTATCGCCGCATCAAGCCGCTGATGTCCTGAAAGAACTTCACCTTCCTCTGTTATATACATAGGCATAAGCCATCCAAGTTTCCCCAGGGACAACTTGACTAGCTCAAATCTCTCAGGATCACGCTTTCTAGGGTTATATTCTGCGCCTGTTACAAATGAAGTAGCAACTAGTTCAATATCGACAAATTTAGGGCTTCTCTTCCTAGCCATTAAATTCGTTGTGACCAGTTGTGGGGTCAGCAACAGATGCCCAAACTTCAAACATAGACGCTTTCAGTTCTAGCATTTGACCTATCCGTAAGCCACGCTCCTCTTTAGACATATACCCCTCTGCAATAAGTTCTTGTTCCCATTCAGAGTACTGCTTACCACATGTCGATATCGTCAAATTGCCAACTTTTATTGTTGCTACCCTTTTAACGTCTGCTGGAGCGTCAAGCACTGAAGCAGGGTCTCTTTCAGTAGGTAAGTCTTCTAATATGTCGTCTATGTCGTCAGGGCTAAAACCTGTACCATCTAAGCTATCGAGATCGAAGAGTACGCTAGAAAGTATAGAATTGAAGTAGCCTGCTTTATCAGCAAGCCTGTTGTCAGCCAAAAGTATTCTCCTGGCTTCGTCATCATCAACATCCATAAAAACACATGGAACTGTTTCCCAGCCTAAAGCCATTACAGCCTGCAACGTGTTATTGCCCTTTAAGACAAGATTGCTTTCTTTCTGAACCACCAGGGGACGGTAAATACCGTTCACTCTCAGAGACTCTGATATTGCGCCTACATCTCCTTGTCGAGCGTTTTCAGGATGTAACTCTAACTCATCGACAGAGACCCATTCACAGCTATCTAAACCGGAATGCGTGGGAGTCGCCCCCGAGACTGACCCCCAACGCTTTCCTTGTTTCGTTGGCTTAGGTTCTGGATCTTCTGTAAGTCCTAACCGTTTCCTTATGGTCGATATCGCTTCGTCTTTGTCCCCCAACTCTTCGAGCCATTCATCAAAGTAAGCGCCATCTACCAGAAGTAAATTTTTACCAACGTGTATTTTATGTGTAGTAGGAAACATATCATCTTTAGATGGGCCTCCGCCACTGTCACCACCAAAAATATCTTCTCCATCTTCTAGTTGATAAAGTCTTTCTAAAGAGCGCCTATCCCAGCCTGAACCATCAAGGTCTGGCTTTATTGTTTCTATTAGAGAGATCAAACTTTGCACGTCATAAGTCGCTAAGTCAGATGTTCTATTATCGGCAAGGAGTATCCGTTTGGCTTGTGCGTCATCTACATCAACGTGGACAACGGCTATCTCTCGCCAGCCCAAAACATTTTTAGCGGCTTTCCAGGTATGGTTGCCAGCTAATATGTTTCCGTTTCTTGCATCAACTATGACAGGTGAATATTGACCGTTTTTTTCAAGGCTTTCAGATATGCCAATGATGTCGCCTTTCCTTGGGTTCAAGGGATGAGACTGTATTTCATCAATTGGTATAACTGAGCCTTCTAAGCCCTTAGCTATTTTGGCCATTACTTTCTGCCAAGTTTATTATGATCTCTACCATAGGTTGTCCACTTGTGAATCCATTGTTTCGAAACGCCTAATGCGTTCGCTAGATTCTCACAGGTTTCCCCTAATTTGCGAGCTTCACGCAAAGTAGCTAAATGAATTTCTTGAGCGCTTTGGTAAGCCTTATATGCTTCCTTTTCCGCTCTCTGTGAAGTCACACATTTGCTAATTATTTCATCTTGAGGTTTTGCTGCTCTTTTTGGCATTTTTATCTTCCTTCCATGCTTGTACGTATAGAGAGTTATAAGTCCTAGATCTTTCGTCCCAGTCCCATCTTTTAGTTCTACAAGAAAGCCCTCTCATCTTTGCTACCTTGTGAACATATCTGGCCATTTCTACGAAATCTTGTTTGCGTAAATCTTTTTCAGTCAATACCCAAACTTCTCCGTTAAGCCATTCGTCCCACGGATAATTACCTTCTGGCCTATTGCCATTCCAATGGGAAAATTCTTTTACTGTCTTAGCCATTACACCTCTGTTCTTTTGATAAACGATTTTACTAAGTCGTTAAGTATACTGCTAGTTTCTTGGTCTTCACCGTCTGTTACCGCATCAACTACTTTTCTTTTCTCTTCAATCAGTCTGTAGATGTCAGCATCAACTGTTTCTTCAGCTAATAAGTACCAAGCAGATACATTGTCGTTCTGCCCGATTCTATGACACCTATCTTCAGCTTGATCGTGCTCTGCTGGAGTCCATCCTTGTTCTACGAATAGAACATCCGATGCACTTGTCAGAGTTAGACCCACACCACCTGCTTTCATGTTGAGAACAATAACCCTGGCTTTAGGATCATTCTGGAAAGTATCAACAGCTTGCTGTCTAGCTTGCTGAGAGTCTTTCCCTGCAACTCGCAGGTTACCATATTTCTGAGCTATCGCGTCAACTACTGATATATGATGAGCGAACACTACTAGCTTCCTATCAGTGCTGTCGAGGAAAGTATCTATCCACTCACATGCAGCTTCTACCTTACCTTCTCCAGCTAAACGCTTCAGAGTCATAATCTGGCCAAGCTGTTGAGCAGAGTTACCTTCACGGCCATCACCAGAAAAGTATTCTAGGACACCAGCTTCAGCCATCCTGTAGTTCTTGTAACCTTCTCCGCTAAGTGTCATAGGTATTGTGTACCGTGCCTTATTAGGTAGCTCAGTTAGGACATCCTCTTTGTTTCTGCGAACGTAGCAAGTTCTACGAAGGATGTCATTCAACTCATCTAGGTTAGATGCACCCTTAAAGTCCCATCCAAAGGATGTCTGTACTGCCCTACAGTATCTTTGCCTAAAGTCCCAAGATCCACCAAATTCATTAATAGTATCGAGTATCTCAAGTTGTGCAATAAGTTCGATAGGCCTGTTAAGTACTGGCGTACCTGTTAAGGCTAGAACCATCCCATCAGAAGGGATACTCTCAGCAATTCGCTTGAGTGATTGAGTCCTCTTAGCCTTGTTGTTTTTCGCATAGTGACTTTCGTCAAAGATAAGTGACTTAAATGGCATAGCTTTGAGCTTGTCTTCATTCTTGGTCAAGATGTCATAATTGATAATTACGACGTCAGCACTTTTGACACCAGCCTTAGAATCAACGATGTGAGTTGTCTTACCTGGCAACCACATCTTTGTTTCTCTATCCCAGTTAGTCTTTAGGGATGCAGGGCAAACCACTAGAGTAGGGAACGCATCTTCATGCTGTATAGAAGCTAGTGCTTGAACTGTTTTACCTAGACCCATTTCGTCAGCTATAAAGCAACGACGAACATCAGTGGCATAAGCTACGCCAGCTTTTTGGAATGGGCGTAGTTCTAACTTTTGACCCAAAGCATTTTCTGTAGCAATGCCTTCTATCTCAATATCTGAATCTTGCGCAGAAGAAGCTGCTTCTCTTTGCCCACCCTTAATGATTGCATCGTCAACTAATTTTACTACTTCTTCGTCAACTTCGAAATCCCAATGGCTAGCAATTAGCATTGCTTCACTGAAAGAAGTTTGTGGCACTACCCACATTTTAGTTTTGCTGTTCCAGCGACGACGAGGAATACCTTTTATTGCGTCAATAAGGTCTTTGTTGTAGTCAAACTCAAAAGCAATATTGTTTTCAACGAGATGAACTTTACGAGTTTCTTTCTCATCAACAATTTCTTTGACTTCCCAGTTGCCCTTCTTCTTTGACTTGTCAAAAACTTCGTTAGCGCTATCAGCAAATGAGAAACCAAATTTGGTTCCATAAATACAAACAGATTTAGCGCTACGTTCAGGAGCGTACCAAGTTTTATTGTCTGGGTCATAACGTGAGTCACGTATCTTACGAACTTCAGCTACTAGCTCCGCATCGTAATTAAACTCTATAACGAATTGGTCATCACGGTTTACAGATATCTTGCGTGATGCCATGAATTCTTTTTCTCTAGCTAGTTCTCTAGCTTCTTGACGCCCATCCTCGAAACTAATTATTGCACCTGGATGTGGTAACTCTTCATAGTCAATGCCGTAAGTCATAAGTTGCTTGGAGTATTTTTCAAGCATGACGTATGCTTCTAGCGTGATAGCGTCAGTCCACTCATCTACAGTTAGTAGGCTACAGCGATGCCCAAACTTTGTGTCTGAGCCGTTGAAGCCAACACCGTCTTCAGTGTTAGCCCCATCGCAACGTTCAGCTACAGCCATTACTGCTGAATGGATCTCTTGTTTGTCTTCTATTTTTATTGGTTGAAAATCATCTAAATATGTCATGCCCTAATTCTACCTGCAGTAGATACAAACAACAACCTACAGGTGATTTATAAAGAGTCGAACCACTCCCATAACTATGATAATTGCAACTCCACCTCTTATTAGCTCTGTAACTACCGTACTAGT